ATATTAAACAACTGGAGAGTTACAAAAACTACATTAAGACTAGGACGTAAAATCGTAGGTAAATGTATGATGGGCTCAACATCAAATGCATTAGATAAAGGTGGAGAAAACTTCAAAAGATTGTATTACAATTCAGACGTTACAAAAAGAAATAGAAATGGACAAACATCTTCTGGCCTCTACTCTTTATTCATACCTATGGAGTGGAACTACGAAGGATTCATGGATACTTATGGACTTCCTATATTCACAACACCAAAAGATTCAGTCCTCAGCATTGACAATACGCCAGTTGACATCGGAGTTATCGAACACTGGGAAAACGAAGTAGACGGCTTAAAACAAGATGCTGATAGTTTAAATGAATATTATAGACAGTTTCCACGTACAGAGCAACATGCGTTTAGAGATGAAACTAAAAATAGTTTATTTAACTTAACAAAAATATACGAGCAAATAGATTTTAATGATGAATTAAAAAATTCTGCTACTATAACAACTGGTTCATTTCAGTGGTTTAATGGTGTTAAAGATACTAAAGTAATATTTGTACCACATAAAGATGGTAGATTTAATATTTCTTGGGTTCCACCTAATAATTTACAAAATAATGTAATACTAAAAAATGGAGTTAAATATCCTGGTAACGAACACATTGGTGCATTTGGTTGTGACTCTTACGATATTAGTGGTACTGTTGATGGTCGCGGTTCTAAAGGAGCACTACATGGATTAACAAAGTTTTCTATGGAAGATGCTCCGCCTAATCACTTTTTTTTAGAATACATAGCTAGACCACAAACAGCTGAAATATTTTTTGAAGATGTTCTTATGGCTATGGTATTTTACGGTATGCCTATATTAGCTGAAAACAATAAACCTAGGTTATTGTATTATTTAAAGAGAAGAGGATATAGACAGTTTAGTATAAATAGACCTGATAAAATATGGAATAAGTTATCTACCGCAGAAAAAGAAATAGGTGGTATACCTAATTCAAGTGAAGATATTAAGCAAGTTCACGCTGCAGCTATTGAAGCTTACATAGAAGACTATGTTGGATTGATGGAAAACGGGTATGGTGATATGTATCATCAGAAAACTTTAGAAGATTGGGCACAATTTAATATAAATAATAGAACTAAGCATGATGCATCTATTAGTTCTGGTTTAGCTATAATGGCTTGTAATAAAAACAAATACAAACCAAATATGAAAAGAGAATTAAAAACATTAGACTTAGGATTTAAAAGATATGATAATGGTGGTGTTATTTCAAAAATAATATAATAAATGATTTATACTAATTCACAAAGTTCTTTTCCTGATCAAGTAGTATCTCAAGAAGAAAAAATGACGTTGGACTACGGGCTAGCCGTAGGTAGAGCAATAGAAGGAGAGTGGTGGGCCTCTGGTGTTGGTGGAGCTAGATATACTAATAACTATAACATATATCATAGAAGAAGATTATATGGAAGAGCTGAGCAATCAATACAAAAATATAAAGATGAGTTATCTATTAATGGTGACTTGTCTTATCTTAATTTAGACTGGACACCTGTTGCTGTTATACCTAAGTTTGTAGATATAGTAGTTAATGGTATGTCTGAAAAGATATATGAAATAAAAGCGTTTGCTCAAGATCCTGCATCTCAAAAGAAAAGAACTGATTACGCTACTAAGCTTCACAAAAATATTGTTACAAGAGATTTTATAAATAATGTAAAAGCTCAACTTGGTATTGATATTTCAAAAATAGAAAACCAAGAAAACGTTCCAGAAAACGAAGAAGAATTAGAAATACATTTACAACTAGATTACAAACAGTCTATAGAAATAGCTGAAGAAGAAGTTATTAATAATACTTTAGATAGAAATAAATACGAATTAACCAAAAGAAGATTATATAAAGATCTTGTTGAATTAGGTATTGGATGTGTTAAAACAAATTGGAATAAAGCTAATGGTGTAACTGTTGAGTACGTTGATCCTTCTAATATAGTGTATTCATACACTGATGATCCAAACTTTGAAGATATTTACTATGTTGGTGAAGTTAAAAATATAAGTTTACCAGAGTTAAAAAAACAGTTTCCAAACTTAACAGCTGAAGAGTTGGAAATGATACAAAGGTTTCCTGGTAACACTAATTATAGAAGAAATTATAGAGGCAATAGAGACCATGACACTGTACAAGTATTATATTTTGAATATAAAACATACGCTGATCAAGTATTTAAAATAAAGAAAACTACTACTGGTTTAGAAAAAGCATTAGAAAAGCCTGACACTTTTAATCCTCCTACAAATGACAACTTTGATAGAGTATCAAGATCAATAGAAGTATTATATCATGGTGCTAAAATATTAGGTCATCCAATTATGCTTGATTGGAAAGTTGCTGAGAATATGACAAGGCCTAAATCTAACTTGACTAAAGTAAATATGAATTACGTTATTTGTGCACCAGAATTATACAAAGGTAGAATAACGTCATTGGTTGAAAGGATGATAACCTTTGCTGATATGATACAATTAACATCATTAAAGTTACAGCAAGTTTTAGCAAGGATGGTTCCTGACGGTGTTTATTTAGACGTCGATGGTTTAGCTGAAGTTGACCTTGGTAATGGAACAAATTATAATCCAAAAGAAGCTTTAAATATGTATTTCCAAACTGGTAGTATTGTAGGTAGATCTATGACACAGGACGGAGATATGAACCCTGGTAAAATACCTATACAAGAATTACAAACCTCTGCAAGTCAAGCTAAAATTCAATCGCTAATACAAACTTATCAATATTATTTACAAATGATAAGAGATGTAACCGGACTAAATGAAGCGAGAGATGGTAGTTCACCTGATAAAGACGCTTTGCTAGGTTTACAAAAATTAGCTGTAGCACAGTCAAATGTAGCTACTAGACATATACTAGATGCTGGATTATATTTAACTCTTAGAGCTTGCGAAAACATATCTCTTCGTATTGCTGATTCACTAGAATATCAATTAACAAATGAAACATTGGTTAATAGTATAAGTTTATACAACGTTGCTACATTACAAGAAACAAAAGAATTACATTTATATGACTTTGGTATATTTTTAGAACTTGAACCTGATGAAGAAGAAAAACAAGTGTTAGAGCAAAATATACAAATAGCTTTAAAAGGTGGTCAAATAAATTTAGAAGATGCCATAGATATTAGAAATGTACATAATCTTAGATTAGCTAATCAGTTATTAAAGCTTAAAAGAAAACAAAAAGCTAAACAAGATCAACAGCAACAACAACAAATGATTCAAGCTCAAGCTAAAGCAAATGCTGAGTCAGCTGAAAAAGCCGCTATGTATGAAGTTCAAAAGAAAGAAGCTATGGCCCAAACAGAACTTCAAGTTGAAAAAGGTAAATCTGATTTTGAAATACAACGTATGCAAATGGATTTACAAAACAAACTAGCGTTAGCTGAACAAAAGTTTAACTTTGACATGCAGTTAGCTAAAGTAAATGTTAAGAGAGATTTAGACAGGGAGCAAATGATAGAAGATAGAAAAGATCAAAGAACAAAATTAGAAGCTACTCAACAAAGTAAATTAATTCAACAAAGACAAGAAGGACTTTTACCTACTGATTTTAGAGAGGAGGTAAGTGGTCCTAATTTATCCCAACAAATGGGAATGTAATTATATAATATCATATCATGGAAGAAACAAAAGAAGAAATAAAACAAGAAGGTGACTTTAAAATAAAAAAGAAACCTGGAAGGCCAAGAAAATTAACTAGTCAAAAAGAGCCTGTAAAATTAGATTTAAATAAAGCAAAAGAAGAAGATGCCGTTCAAACACAAGAGACAAGCGATAGCGATGTTGTTGTCGAAGAAAAGAAAGACGAGGCAAGTAGCCCGGAAGTGGTTGAAGAAGTACGGGATGCCGAAGAAGTAAAACCTGCTGAAGAAAAAGAATCAATAGTAATATCTGAAGTTCCAGCAGAAGAAATAAAAAAAGAAGAACCTGTTGTAGAAGAAACTAAAAAACAATTACCAGAAGGTATAGATAAATTAGTTTCATTTATGGAAGAGACAGGTGGAACAATGTCAGACTACATTAGACTAAACGCTGATTATTCTAACATTGACGAAGATGCTTTATTAAAAGAATACTATAAAAATACTAAGCCACATTTAGACGCTGATGAAATTAACTTTATAATGGAAGAGCAATTTAAAGTGGATGAAGATTACGACGAAGAGCGAGAAGTACGTCGAAAAAAACTCGCTAAAAAAGAAGAGGTTGCTAAAGCTAAAAACTTTTTAGAAGATCTAAAAGTTAAATACTATGAGGAAATCAAGTCGAGACCTACGGTAAATAATGAAATGACAAAAGCTAATGAGTTTTTTAACAAGTTTAAACAGCAACAAGAGATAGCAAAACAACAACACGAACAGTTTAAAACTAAAACTAATAAATTGTTTTCTGAAGAATTCAAAGGTTTTGAATTTAATTTAGGTGATAAAAGATTTAGGTATAGTGTTAATAATGCTAGTTCAGTTGGTGAATCTCAATCTGACATTTCAAATGTAGTTAAGAAGTTCTTAAACGAAAAAGGCGAAGTGGTAGATGTAGAAGGCTATCATAAAGCTATGTATGCTGCTAATAATGCTGATACTATAGCGCAACATTTTTATGAGCAAGGCAAAGCTGACGCAACTAAAGATATTGTAGCTAATTCTAAAAATGTAAATAAAGAAGTGAGAACAAAAGCTCCTGAAGATTTATATTTAAATGGATTTAAGTTGAAAGCTGTTAGTGGTATTAATAGTTCAAAACTAAAAATAAATAAAAAATAAAAACTTAAAATTATGCCTTTAGGAAATTTTACAGTGACTAATGCTGGTATTACTCCTACACAGGATCAATCGATTTTATCGACTAACTATTTACAGTGGAATGATCCAGGTGCAGCGGATTTTGCTAGCTTTGCATAACAATACCTACCTGAGCTTTATGAGCAAGAGGTAGAAAGATTCGGTAACAGAACGTTATCTGGATTTTTAAGAATGGTAGGCGCTGAAATGCCTATGACTTCTGATCAAGTTATTTGGTCTGAACAAAATAGATTACATATTGGATATGAAAACGTAAGTAAAGTAGACGTTGCTAATGCAGCTACATTTACAGTAAACGTTCCAGCCGGTAATGAAGTAGTAGTAAGAGTTAATCAAACTATCGTTGTTTTTGATCCAGCTTCTGGATTAACATTGAAAGGTTTAATTATA